ATGAAAGAAGTAATTTGGAACGTGGGGAAACCGAACCCGAAGCAGGAGGAGTTTTTCAAAAGCAGGACGCTTTACACGGCATACGGAGGGGCGAAGGGCGGAGGGAAGACCTGGGCGGTCAGGGTGAAGGCGGTAGGCGGCGCGCTAATGAATCCGGGGATAAGGATACTGATTATGAGGCGGACTTATCCGGAGCTTGAGGAAAATCACATAAGGCCGATCCTGAGGCTGGCGCCTAAGGAAGTATCGAGCTACAACGGATCGAGCAGAGTGATGACCTTTAAGAACGGGTCCACGATCAAGTTCGGACACTGGGCAGGAGAGATGAGCGAGCAGGAGTACCAGGGACTTGAATTCGATTGGATCTTTATCGACGAGGCGACGCAGTTTACCGAGAGAGCCTTTAATTTTCTGGGCGGCTGTCTCAGAGGGGTGAACGCCTTTCCGAAGCGGATGTATCTGACCTGCAATCCCGGCGGGGTGGGGCACTCATGGGTCAAGCGGCTTTTCATCGACAGGGACTTTCGGACGGACAGCGCAGATCCGGAGGAGAGAGAGAATCCGGAGGACTACTCATTCATCCCGGCGACAGTCGAGGATAACGAGGCGCTTATGACTTCGTCGCCCGGTTATCTCAGGATGCTGGCAAATATGCCGGAGAGCCTGAGGGCGGCATACCGCTACGGGGACTGGGACAGCATAGGCGGAAACTACTTCCCGGAGTTCAGGCTCGGGGTACACACCTGCGAGCCATTCCGGATACCGGAGCATTGGAGACGCTACAGGAGCATCGACTACGGGCTCGACGCCCTCGCCTGCCTCTGGTGGGCGGTCGATGAGGACGGGCGCTCGTGGTGCTACAGGGAGTGGAAGAAGAAGGGGCTTATAGTCCGCGACGCGGCGGCCGGGATAATTGAGAGGACGCTTCCGGACGAGAGGATAGAGGCGACATTCGCCCCGCCCGATCTATGGTCAAGGCAGAAGGACACGGGGCGCACGATGGCGGAGCTATTCATGCAGGGCGGCGTCCCGCTCGTTAAGGCGGACAACAACAGGGTGCAGGGGCACATGCTCATTAAGGACGCACTCGCACCGAGAGAGGACGGAAAGCCTGGGATCATTTTCTTTTCCTCGGCTCAGGAGACTATCGGAGACTTAAGGGCCATACAGGCGGACGAAGCTAATCCGGACGACTGCGCCAAGGAGCCGCACGAGAGGACGCACACGGTGGATTCCGTCAGATACTTCTGCGTTTCGAGGGTCGCCCCCGCGGACAGAGGGGACATAAAGGAGACGCCGGAGTTTTCCGACGGGAGCTACGAAGCTTTTATGAGGGGCGGAGAGACGCCCGAGGACTATTTTTCATTCGGGGAGGTGAACGGATTATGGAACTGATCGTGGCATTGCTTGCCGCCGTCGCGGCGATAGAGGCGGCGGCCGCGCTAGGACTAATCGCCTTGAGGCTTTATCGGCTCTCGCGCGAGGAGAGACGGGGGCTCGAGCCGTACGGACAGCAGGAGGAGACAGAGGCAAGCGGGGAGGAGAAGGCGATAGCTGACGCTATCAGGAGCATTCAGAGTTACGACTATTTAAAGGCAAAGAAGGCGGTGAGGAGCTATGGAGAAGAGGAATGAAATGGAGCTTTTCGGGGGAGAGGAGCTGAGCCCCGAGCTTGTAAACAGGCTTTTTGATAAATCGAGAGGCTTCAAGAGCGCGATAGACCTCTACGATACGGTAAATACGAACGAGAATTTTTACATCGGCAAGCAATGGGAGGGAGTCGAGGCGAACGGACTGCCGACGCCGGTATTCAACTTCCTCAAGAAGGACGTTATGTTCACGGTGGCCTCGATAACCTCGGACAATATCAAGATACAGGTTTCGCCCCTTGCCGCTGCCGCCGACAGCGAGGAGCTTAAGGAGCCGGCGAGGATACTGACGGAGGAATTAGAGAGGATAGCGGAGGAGAACGGGCTTTCCGCCCTTTTGAGACAGCTTGCGAGAGACGCTGCCGTGCGTGGCGACGGCTGCATCTACACCTACTGGGACCCCGACACGGAGACGGGACAGGACGCAAAGGGCTCAATAAAAAGCGAGACGGTGGAGAACACGAGGGTACATTTCGGAAATCCGAACGATTCGAGGGTCGAGAACCAGCCCTACATAATAATTGAGAAGAGAAGACCTGCCGACGAGGTGAGGCGCGAGGCCCTCAGGAGGGGCAGCCCGGACTGGGAGGATATCGTTCCCGACGAGGACGGAGCCGCCGCCGACGACGGACGGCGCACCGACGACAAGGTGACGGTGCTGACCATCTTCTACAAGGGGGAGAACGGCGAGATCAGCTCCTACGAGTGTACGGCGAAGGCGGAGATAAGAAAGCCCTGGAGGCTCGGAATAAGGCTTTATCCCATCGTCTGGCTGCCTTGGGACAGGGTGCAGGATTCCTGCCACGGGCAGGCGATGATAACGGGGCTTATTCCGAATCAGATATTCGTAAACAAGCTCTGGGCGATGGCTATGCTGAGCCTTATGACGACGGCGTATCCCCGCGTCATCTTCGACAGGACGAGGGTCGCCCGCTGGTCGAACAGGATAGGAGCCGCGATCGCCGTGAACGGCGGGGATATCAACACCGTGGCGAAGAATATGGACCCCGCCGTGATATCGCCGGACGTGAGCCGCTTTATCGGCGAGGCGATCTCGATGACGAACTCAAACCTCGGCGTTACGGCGGCCGCCACGGGCGAGGTGAGGCCGGACAACACCTCGGCGATCATAGCCCTTCAGAGGGCGGCGGCGACGCCGAACGAGATGACGAAGCAGAATCTTTACAAATGCGTTAAGGATTTAGCGAGGATATACCTTGAGTTCATCGCGGAGTTTTACGGAAAGCGCCTTGTCGACATCGAGACGCCGCCCGACATTGCAGAGAGCATAAGAAACGGGATCAGGGACGGATTCTTGCCCGCCGATACGGAGATACCAGCCGAGATCAGCCGGGAGTTCGACTTCGGCATCTTCAAGAGCCTGCCCGTTTCTTTGAAGCTCGACGTCGGCGCGAGCTCCTATTATTCGGAGATCGCCGGAATACAGACCCTCGACAACCTTTTAGCGAGGGGGAAGATCGACGTTCGGCAGTATCTTGAGAGGATACCCGACGGGTATATCCCCGACAGGCGCGGACTCATCAGCGAGATAGAGAAGAGAGAGGAAGAAGAGTGATGGCAAACGCAAGAATAAAGCAGGGCGACGAGTACAGCGTTTTGTGCTCGATAAAGCTCAACGGCGCCGCCCTCGATATGTACTGGGTAGAGAAGATCGAGTTTATGATCGGAGGCGTCAGAAAGCTCTGGCCGGGCGACGTGGACTACGACCCGGTGAACCGCGTGTTCTATATTCCGATAACTCAGAAGGAGAGCTTCTCATTCCCCGCGGACGGCATAGTTGAGGCGGACGTCAGAGTAAAGTTTTACGGCGACAGCGTTATGGGCGCGAAGAAAAAGCTCTACGTTAGAGTTTCCGACGCCATCTCCGAGGAGGTGATCTGATGACTCTTGAATTCGAGCTTTCAAACGACAGCGAGCTGGATTTTGACTTCGGCTATGCGAGCTTTCTCCCCGGCCCGAAGGGAGACAAGGGCGACAAGGGTGATAAGGGCGATACCGGTGAGAAAGGCGACAAGGGCGATACCGGCGAAAAGGGCGACAAGGGCGACAAGGGCGATAAGGGCGACACAGGCGCCGCCGGACCACAGGGTGTTCAGGGCATACAGGGCCCGCAGGGAGAGAAAGGCGATAAGGGTGACAAGGGTGACAAGGGCGACAAGGGAGATCCGGGAACCGGCTCCGGCGATATGCTCGCCTCTGTCTACGACCCGGCCGGCGGGGCAAGGCAGGTGGTTTTCACCGACGACGCAAGGCTCTCCGACGCGAGGACGCCCACGGCGCATACTCACGTTAAGGCAGAAGTTACAGACTTTTCACATACGCACACGAAAAGCGAGATAACGGACTTCCCCGCTACGATGACGCCCTCAGCGCACGAGCATTCCGCGGACGATGTAACGAGCGGGACGCTGCCGATTGCGCGAGGTGGCACGGGCAAGAACTCGACGCAGAGCGTGATATACACATTTTTCGCGAGCACGAACGTTACTCAATACAACTCGAGCGAGGTTGCCGACGACGACCTTTTTGCCTTTGCCGACGTTTCCGGAAAGCTGGGAAGAAAGATAAGAGTTTCCGAGCTCAAAACGCTTTTCTCATCCTCAGGCGGCGCGAAGCTTGCTTTCGGTACTTACGTTGGAACTGGCACATACGGAAGCGGCAACAAAACAAGTCTTACCTTCAGCTTTGAGCCGAAGCTGCTTTGGGTCAGCCTTTGGGGAGACTTCCAGTCCGAGGTCTCAAACGGTATGTCAAGGCCGTATCACCAGATGCTCGTTATGAACGGTGCGACGGATACGCTGATCGATGACAGCGGAGACTACACTCACCTTACGTGGAATGGGAACACCGTAGAGTGGTACAGCAGCGGGTATATGAAGCAGCTTAACTGCGGCGGCTCGACCTATAAGTATTTGGCGATAGGCTGAGGAGGACAGAGATGTATTACATAAAATACGACGCGGAAAACGGGAATCACGGGAACCCGGCTTCGACTTATTTTTCCGGAGCGGTGGGGCTTCCGGACGAGCTTCTTGACGACTACGTTGCCGCAATGGGCTTTGCAAGGCTGACGGTGGAGGACGAAACGGTCGTTAGCGTAGAGCGCGACGATGAGGCATACTACGCTTATATATCCGGGCACCCGGAGCCCGAGCCTGAAGAGCCCGAGCCTACGCCGGACGACGACAGGGACGCTATGCTCGTTGACCTTGAGTACAGGGTGACGCTGCTTGAATTGGGGGTGAATGAGTAATGCTATACAGGACGCTTAAGCGGATGATAGAACGCGGGCAGACGGCGGGTATGGAGGAGAAGCTTGATATCTTCTTCGCAGCGGACAAGCTGACCGAGGCTCAGTACGCCGAGCTTCTCGGCATGATACACGGGGAGGAATAAAAAATGGACTGGACGAGCGTGATCGTCGCCCTCGTCACGGCGGCGGGGGCTCTTGCCGGAACTTATCTTGCGAACCGCAAATCCTCTGCGCTTATCGCTTACCGGCTCTCGGAGCTTGAGCGCAAGCAGGATAAGCACAACGCCGTTATCGAGAGGACGTATAAGCTCGAGGAGAGGACTGAGCTTCACGAGGAGAAGCTTAAAGTGGCTAATCACAGGATAGACGACCTTGAAAGGAAGATGGGATGAGATGAGAAGAAACTGGGGCAAATGGGCAAAGGCGGCGGGGGTAAGAGCCGTCCGCACGGTAGCTCAGACGGCGGTCGCCATTATTCCGGCCGCTGTCAGCATTACGGACGTGAACTGGACGGTCGTCGCGGGAACGGCGGCGCTCGCGGGTCTTTTGAGCCTTCTCACGAGCCTTGCGGGGCTGCCGGAGGTGGACGATGGGGAGGATTGCTGACGCCGTCCTCGCCGCCGCAAGGCGGGAGATAGGCACGGTGGAGAGGCCGAAAAACTCCAATAACGTCAAGTACAACACCTGGTATTACAAGCAGGAGGTTTACGACGGAAAGAACGGCGGAAAATACCCCTGGTGTATGGCCTTCGTCCAATGGGTGTTCTGCGAGGCGGGGTATCCGCTGCCGTATAAGACGGCGAGCTGCTCGGCGCTCATTAACTGGTATAAGAAAAAAGCGCCTGAGCTCGTGCGTTCCGAGCCCGCGCCGGGAGATATCGTTATCTACAAGGGGCACACGGGCATATTTGAAAAGATAGGCCCCGACCCTAAGTATATGTACGTTATCGAGGGGAACACCGCAGTCGGCAACGACGATAACGGCGGCTGCGTGATGCGGAGATACAGGAAGATAAGCTCCGCTCTGGCATTCATAACGCCATTTAAGGAAGAGGAGGACGAAGACGTGAAGAGATACGACAGCCTTGAGGAGATCCCCTCTTGGGCGAGGGACGATACAGCGGAGCTCATTGCCTCCGGCGTCCTCAAGGGCAAAAGCGGTAAGCTCGACCTCAGCGAGGATATGCTGAGGCTGCTGATAATAGTCAAGAGAATGACGGAAAAAGGGAGGTGAACACAATGGAGAATGAGAGCATGGACACAGGCGGATTTCAGAGGTTTGCCCGCGAGCATCCGGACGTAAAGCCGGAGGACATCGACAGGGACGTTTGGCTCGACGTGCACAGGGGAATGAGCCTTTCGGAGGCTTATCTCTCAAATGAGAACAGGAAGCTTTTGAGCGAGCGCGAGACGGCGAGGAAAAACGCCGAAAACAGAGAAAAGGCCGCCGAGAGCGCGAGAAGCTCCGGGAAAACGGCGGCGAGAGACCCCTTTGACGAGGGGTGGGACGAGGATTAAAACTCGCGTCCAAGAGGCGTTTGGGAAAACCGAACGACCTCATCCACCGCGCATAGCGCGGTCCCCACGGGCGCGAGCATAGCTCGCTTCCCGCTTTGGCTACAAATCTGCCACCGGCAGATTTGCTTAACGCGTCGCGTCCCGAAGGGGAAGGCTAATAAAATGAAAAGGAGAAATAGAATTTATGGCAATCAATCTGGCAAAACAGGCAAGCGGAAAGGTCGCGGAGCGCTTCAAGCTCGACTCCTGCACCGAGGGACTCTTTACATCGAGGTATAACTGGACGGGCGTGGCCTCCGTTCAGGTCTACAGCATCGACAACCTGCCCCTGCAGAACTACGACGCGACGGAGACCTCAAACTCCCGCTTCGGAACGCTCACCGAGCTCGGCGACACCGTTCAGGAGATGACGGTATCCGACGACAAGAGCTTCAACGGAGCTATCGACAAGAGAAACAACACATCTCAGCTTATGATCAAGTCAGCCTCCTCCGTGCTCAAGCGCGAGACCGACGAGGTCATAATCCCCTACGTGGACAAGTACCGCCTCACAAAGCTCGCGGACGGCGCCGGCCTCGTGAGCTCCATCACAGCCGCTTCTACCAAGGCGAACATCGTTGAAAACATCTTCAACGCGGGCGCGCTTATGTCCAACAAGAACGTGCCCAAGTCACAGAGGGTCGTTTTTATCGGCGAGACAACGGCCGTCAAGCTCAAGCTTGCTGACCAGGTCGTCGGCATCGACAAGACCGGCGAGAAGAGCATTGTCAACGGAGTCTGCGGCACCGTCGACGGGGCTCAGGTACGCATCGTGCCCGACAGCTATATGCCCACCGGGGTTGAGTTTATGATCGTCCGCAAGGGCGTCGCCTGCGCGCCTCAGAAGATCGAGACCTACCGTATTCTCGAGGAGCACCCCAACATCGACGGCGCAGTCGTCCAGGGCCGCTTCCTCCACGACTGCTTCGTTCTCGATTCCCAGGCAAACGGCATCGTTATCTGCGGAGTCGCGACGAGCGCGAACGGCGGCGGCTACTCCTACGAGAGAGTGATCGAGCCTGCCGGAAACCCCTACACCTCCGGCTGGTACACGAGAAACGGCGCAGCCTTTACCGCCGTGCCCTCCAGCGAGACCACGGTAAACACCGCACATACTTATTATAAGCGTCTCTCCTGAGCGTGAGCGCGAGAACAGGGGGAAGGGCTTTGCCCTTCCCTAAATCTGAAGACAGGAGAGTGACGCAATGGCAAAAATACAGACAAACGTGAGCGAGAGCGTCTTTTCCGTGAAGCGGTGGCGCGGAGTGAACGAGGCCGAGGAGGGCGAGGCCGCACTCAAGAACGGGGAGGGCGCGGTCTGCCGCAACTTCCGAGTCACCTCGGGCGGCGCTCTCAAGAAGAGAAACGGCTCGAAGAACGTCGCCGGACTTATGAGCGGGTACAACGCCGTAGCGGACACGACGGAGGAGAAGCTTATCTGCGAGGCTCAGGGCTCGGGCGGATATACCGCTTACCCGCAGTTAAATGTCGACAGCGTCGGAATGATACACGGAGCGGGAGCGGGCGCCGAGGCCTACGCCGAGAACGCGGGGAGCTATGCCGGATATTACGTTCAGGACGGCGGCGACACCTTCGAGCTTTTACGCGCCGATGTGACGGCGGCGACGGGCGGCTCTGAGGCGGTCACCGGCGGGCGGCTGACGCACGCGAGCTCATACGTTGCGTTCGCAGCCGGAACGGACACGAACAAGAGCGGGAGCGTCGTCAAGACGGGAACGGAGAGCATTGACGTCTATCCCTCGCTGAGGCTTTTCGCCGCAGGAGATCAGAGACTGTACGGGACTATGACCGTAACGCCGCACTCGACGAAGACGAGCTACGGCTTCGACACCGAGAACGTCGGCGGCTGGGTAAAACACGGGGGCGAGATATACAAATACTACGGGGCGAAGACGGAGAGCTATGATACGGTAAGGCTTTTCAAAAAGTACGCTGCGACGCGGCATATCGAGGACGCGGTGCGGTATTACACAGAAAGCAACTGGGTAAGCTCGGGCTCCGGCGGTATGAGCGGGCAGGTATCTGACAGCGGCTACACGAGCTACAGCTTCGACAGATCGACCGGAGAATTTACCGAAACGGGCTCCGGCGTCACGATAAACGCGGGAGAGAGCGGGACGATATACTACGGCGCCGGAAGCTCAATGACGAAGCGCGTCTATACCGCCTCCGGTGCGAGTTATTCAGGCTATGTCCAGTATACGAAGACAGCGAACGGACCGTATACGAGATACATTTACGGCTACACGATAGGCGAGGAGCTGACGGGAGGCTGGGGGATAGTATCAAATCCCGGCTATGATGACGGATATACCTACGTCGAGGAAAAGACGGTCTCGGGAACGGTGTACAAGATATGCCGCGACGGCGATACCTTCTACGCCTACGCTTACGACACGACGGACACGAGCTCGCGCTACGAGCGGGAGTTTTCCTTTTACGGCTATCCGATCTCCGCCTATTTCTACGATACCGCGAAATGGTACGGCTATCCCGTGACAGCCGAGCCGAACACGAGCACGGATACAGAGGTGCGGGCGCTCTGGTCAGGCTTCGTCGCCGGGAGCGAGGTCATCGTCGCCGCCTGCAACGGCCACCTGTGGGAGCTGACGCTCACGGACGGCGAGTGGTCGAAGGCGTCCTGCGGTACGATAGACACGACGGGGAGAGTCGAGATCTTCGGCTTCGACGGCTGCGCCTACATACTTACCGATACCGAGTACAAGGTCTGGAACGGAACGACGCTGAGGGACGTTGAGGGGTATATCCCCCTTGTCTCGGTCGCAAATCCCCCGGCGGGGGGCGGCACGCTTCTCGAGCAGGTGAACAAGCTCACGGGAAAGCGCCGGGCGTGGTATTCGCCCGACGGGACGGCGACGGTATTCCAGCTTCCGGAGAAAAACGTCGCATCTATCGACGCGGTTAAGAGCACGGTCACGGGCGAGTCGCTTATGCCGCACGTTCGTACGGTCGACGAGGCCGCGGGGACGGTCACCTTCTATTCGGGCAGCGATCATATTCCCGCGGCGGGGACGGACACGCTTGAGATAACGTGGACGGCTCAGGAAAGCTATCGCTCGCAGGTCGTCGGTATGAAATGCGCCGAGCTATATAACGGGGCTCAGGACACAAGGGTTTTCCTCTACGGCGACGGGTCGAATAAGGCAATATACTCCGGACTCGACTACGACGGACAGGGCAGAGCGGATTACTTTCCCGATCTCAACGAGGCGGCGGTCGGCGACGAGAACACGCCCATAACCGCCCTCATAAGGCACTACGACAGGCTTCTCTGCTTCAAGGTGGATTCAGCCTGGAGTATAAGCTACGGGGCGATAACCCTCGCGGACGGGTCGACAACGGCGGGCTTTTACGTCGTGCCGGTGAACAGGAATATAGGCTCCTGCGCTCTCGGCGAGGCGAGGCTCGTTGAGAACAGGCCGCGGACGCTCGACGGGAGAAGCGTTATAGAGTGGAGAACGGCGAGCGGGGGATATCTCACAGCGGATCAGAGGAACGCCGAGCGCATAAGCCAGAGGGTGGAATCGAGCATAAGGGGCTTTGACCTCACAACGGCGCGGACCTTCTACGACAAGATAAACCACGAATACTACGTCATCGGCTCAAACGGCGACGCCCTCGTAAACAGCGTGGACGCGGACGCCTGGTATATCTACACGGGCTTTGACGCGCGCTGTATGATCGTCTATCAGGACGAGGTCTATTACGGCGACGGGGACGGGAACCTGCGGCACTTCTCGGCGGATTACTTTTCAGATAACGGGGAGGCTATCGACTGCCTTTGGGAGTCGGGCGCTATGGACTTCTCTCAGGACTTCCGGCGCAAGTATTCCGCTATGATATGGGTCGGCATAAAGCCGGAGGAGCATGGATTCCTTGAGGCGAGCGCCGAGACGGACAGGAAGACGGACTTTGCCGATTACGAGGTGGAGCGCGACGACGCGGGAGCCGTGCCGGAGATGACGAGGCTCAAGATAAAGGCGAAGAAATTCACGTACTACAAGCTCGTGTTCAAAAACGAGACCGCCGACACGACGGCGACGGTCGTATCGGCGGATATACGGGTGAGAAGTACGGGGTACGTTAGATAAGGGGAGGTAATTAAATGCCTATAACAAATTACAACAGCGTTCCGCATTACGTTGACGAGGGCGCTAATGTGCACATCAAGAAGCCTACGCAGCCGGGCGCGGGGACGCAGCCGGTAACGACGCCGGCTGCTCCGCAAAGCGCGACCGGCTACGGCTACGGGCAGAGCAAGGCGGCGGTTCCGGACGCAGGCTCAAACGTCGACACGCTCAGGGCGGCGTATGAAGCCTCAAAGACGCAGGCGGCGGCAAGTCCGGTCACTTCTCCGGCGGCAGCAGCTCCGGCTGCGACGGTTCCCGCTGCGGAAACGCTTGAGGCCGCTCCGGCAGCGGCTGAGGGGCTTTCGCCCTATGAGGCGCGGGAGCTTGCGAGCTACAGGGCGCAGGAGGACGCGGTAAACCGCCTGTACGAGGCGAGGCAGAGGGCGCAGATACAGGCGCTTCGCGACGCCTACGATCAGAATATGCTGACCTATCAGGCGGCGAGAGAGGATATAGCCCCCGTGTTCGAGGCTCAGAGGAACGCCACGGCGGCAGAATCGGAAAGGCAGAGAGCAGCCTTCAACGAGTACGCGGCCGCGAGGGGGCTCAACTCCGGCGCAGGAGGACAGGCTGAGCTTGCGAGAGGTAACGTCCTCGCCGGAAACCTTAACGCTCTCAATACCGAGCAGGCGAGGCAGGAGACGGAGATCGACAGGGCGATAGCCGCGCTGAAGGCGCAGTATAAGAACGCGATAGCTCAGGCGAAAGCAGATAACGACTATCAGAGGCTCGCGGAGCTTCTCACCGAATACCGCACTCAGGAGCAGAGCATTGTCAATACGAGCGCGAATCAGGCCGATGAGGATTACAAGGCGTGGGCGGCGCAGTACAACGCCTACCGTGACAGCGTGGGCGATAAGCAGTACGCCGAGCAGTTTAACTACCAGAAGGAGCGCGACGCCGTATCGGACGATAGGTGGGAGCGGCAGTACGCCCTCTCAAGCTCGAAGCGCTCCGGAAGCTCCGGCGGAGGCAACAGCGCCAAAAAGACCGGAGACAGCGGCGGCTCGGGCGAAGCATCATACACCGGCTCGCAGCTTGTGGACTATATGATCTCGCTCGGTAACGATGCCGACGCCTACGCATATCTCTTAGGCCGCGGGTACAGAGCTGCGGACACAGAGAATATGTGGGACTTCTACCGCTTTGAGAAGGCGCGGAGAGCCAAGGAGGCCGAGGAGAACAAGAGTAAGCCGGCTGAGGTCCCGCTTACCAAGGACAACTGGGAGATTTGGCACGCAAGCTATCTTCAGGGCGGCAGGGGCGACCCGGAAGCGAGATTCGACAGCTATGAGGATTACCTCGCGGCATGGAGAGAGTATCAAGAGGATAAAAAAAGAAGCGGCGGAGGCTGAGAATGCCGGGCTTTGCACAATGGCTGACAAATAATCGAGAATTAAAGAACGAGGAACCTGAGAAGCCCGCCGTGTCGGCTGGCTCATATTACAGGCAGACAGAGAATGAAACTCAGCCTGTGGCGCAATCATTTGCACAATGGGCGGGGAGCGACCGCGGCGCCAAAATACTGGCACAAAGTAAGGCGGCCTCTGACTGGAAAACCTACGGTGCGGATTACGAGAGCTGGATAGACGACGTGAACGCCTTCGGGAAAAACGCCTACGAATGGACGCAGAGCTGGAAGGACGCGGGCACGGCCTCGGTGCTTGTTTCTCAGAACAAAGAAAGCGCTTCCGCCCTCAAGAAGAGAGGGCAGGGGATATATAACTTCTTCACGAACTACGCCGATGATATCGACGCCGCAAACGGAGCGGGAACGGCTAAGAGCGTCCTCGACAGCATAACGAGCGCTCAGAAGGGGCTCGACGGCGCGCAGAGCTACGTTGACTACGTTACGCAGAGCTGGGCGGCAGCTCCGGACGCGGAGACATACGGGAAGTATCAGGAATGGGCGCAGAACCCGAGAAGCGTTGAGGAGATAGAGAAGGAGATAGGGGAGCTTACGCCGAGGGTCAAGGGCTTCTACGACTACGCGCTCAGGGACACGCAGGACGTGAGCGACGAATATTACGCGCACCTTGAAAAATCGAAGAAGTTTCTCGAGGATCGCCTCACTACCCTTAGACAGGAACTCAAATTCCGCCAGGATAACGAGACCTACGAGAAACAGCAGAAATGGAAGGAAAACCCGCGAAGCTCCGAGGAAGTAATGCGCGATATTGAGGTGCTTGCGCCGAGGGTCAAGGGCTTTTACGACTACGCGCTCAAGGACGCTCAGGACGTGAGCGACGAGTACTATGGCCACCTTTCCGAGACGCACAAAAGGCTTGAGAACGAGCTTAGCGACCTTAATGCAGAATACCAGTACCGGAAGTGGGCTGAATACGCAAAGTATAGCGAAAGCCCGGATTTTGCGGAAAAGAGCCAGTACACGCCCACGGGTTTCGGAAATGAGGATATCAACTACGCCCCGAAGCTTGACTATTTTACGGCGCTTGTTCTCTCAGGCTTCAATCCTGCGGCGGCTGACCTTTTGTACAACGGCAGCCAGCTTCTCAACCCGGACGACGCGGACAGGGACAGAGAGGTCACCTACGGACTCGTAAACAGAGACGCAGCAGCTTTTACGCAGAACTTCGCGAACAAAGCGCCAAACGAGGTCTTGCTCGGTCAGATTCCCACGGACGGTATTGAGTATTACCAGATGTCACCGGACGAGCGGGCGACGTATAATTACCTCTACGCCACGGATAAGACGAAGGCTGACGAGTATATGGAATGGCTCTATCCTCAGCTCACGGAGAGGCAGAGAGACTTGGAGACGAAGGCGGTACACGACTGGACGCAGGAGAACGCCGCGCACGCCATAGTCGGAAACGTCGCCTCGGTGCTTGCCTCGCCGCTCAAGGCGCTATCCTACGGCTCACAGGTCGCGGATCTCATCAACACCGGGAAGATAGACGAGAACGCGGGGTATAACCGGTATTCTTACCTCAATAACGCAGTCAGAGAGGCGACAAGCGAAAACTGGGGCGAGGTCGGCACGTTTGCTTATCAGACGGGGATGAGTATGGCGGACTTTCTCTGGAACGCCTTTATCACCGGCGGGCTCTCGGGAGCCGGAGCCGTGGCCAAAAACCTTTCCCTTGCCATAATGGGCGCGAGCTCGGCGGCCGATACCGTTATTGAGCAGAAGGACAGAGGTATGGATGACGCGAGAGCCTTTACCCTCGGCACCGTCGCGGGGCTTGCGGAGATCGTTACCGAAAAGGTCTCCCTCGAAGCTCTACTTAATCCGGATCTCTCAAAAGGAGCGTTTAGTTATATCATCAAGAACGTCCTCGCCGAAGGCTCGGAGGAGGGAGCGAGCGATCTTATAAACGACTTTGCGGACGTACTATATGATCTCATAAGCGGACAAGACAAGAGCAAGTGGCTTGAGACGGTGAAGGCTTACCGGGCGCAGGGCTACACTGACAGCGAGGCCTTCGGCCGTGCCCTCGCGGACAGAGCTGGAGAAGTCGGGCTCGATATGCTCGGCGGCGCACTCTCCGGCGGAGTGATGGCCGGAGGGTCTATTGCGATAAATGCTTATCAGAACGGAAAGCTCGTCAACGAGGGGCTAAAAGCGCCGGAGGGCTCGGAGATAAGAAAAGTCGCCGAGCAGATGAAGACGGAGCTTAACGCGGGGCAAAAGGTCAGCCAGGCGGAATATGCTAAGCTCGGGCAGCTTATTGATGCAGATACGAAAGTGCAAGACCGTGTGCAAGAGCTTCAGCACCGGTATCGGGAAGTAAAGGGAGAAAATAGAAATGGCACAGAAGGAATGGGTGTACACGACGATGGCATGCGGGCTGACAACCAGGGTTCCGAAGGACAGTCTCAAAGCCTATACAGAGAAGCAGGAAGAACTGAAGCGAACAAAAACTCCGGAGGAGCTCGAAGCACAAAAGCGGGCTATAATCTCAGCGAGGAAAACAATAGCGGAAGTGCTCAAGAAGTAACCTACGGCGAGACCGTTCACACATCGTATCTCGGAATTAAGAACAGCAGCGATTACGACGCAATACGGCTTGTGAGAGGCGAAAATGCCGACGTCAGGGCGGCCCGCGAGATCCTTGAGGACGCGGGGATAGAGCCGGTGTTCTTCGGCGGCGGAAACCTCCATATAGACGGCATGACAGCCCGCGGCGCGCTTTCTGACGGCAAGGCGTACATCAGGGTAGACGATCCGCGTTTTTCAGCGCGGCAGATCGCGCTCCACGAGAGAGCACATGCGGAGATTGCGGCAAGGGGCGACGAGGCTATATACGACCTTGAGGATCAGATCGTCACGAGAATAGGCGAGGAAGCACTTAATTACGCCATGGACATTTACCGCGACGCCCTCCAGGACGCTAACATGACCCACGAGGAGATCCTTGAGGAGCTTATAGCCGACGCGCTCGCCGATATGAACGAGACCGCCGGAACGGGACAGGTATCCCGGACGATGGACAGGATCCTCGGAGACGTGAAAGCTGCGGCGGACGATTACCTGAGCCGGACGGAAAAGAAAAGCGCCTCCGGCAGCGGAGGCGAAGAGGTAGGGGCAAAGTTCAGCAGGCGATCCGAAGTACTCGCAATGGACGGTATAGATTGGATGGATAACAATTCCAGCATTAAAGAACAGCTTCTGAAGCACGCGAGCGAAATTAATGCAATGGATCCTGTGGCTGTAGTGCAGTATACACCGAAATCCAACCACAGATTAGTCGAGCTTATTCTTGAGGAAGTAGGACGGCTGGGGGGCGTATATATAAAAGAAACAATATAACTTTTGAATTTGATAAGACTAGCGCCCAAGAAATCGAGAAACACGCGCGAGGTAGTGATGGAGAGAAGGCCGCGGCGCTTTCGGCTCCATATGTCGCAAAGTACGGCAAGTTAATCGCAGGGCAGACAAACCATGAATACAATGGAACAACAACAATCACGTATGCTGCGCCAGTTATAATAAACGAAGAAAGGACGAATGTCGGCGTTGTAATTCAGTTCCAAAATGATGGTCGGGCAAAAGCAACAAATGCCTGTCTTCAGGATGGAGGGAAGTTCATACTAAACATAAAGAAAGCACCCACTGGACGTGACAGCCGTGTTAGCCGATACGGCCAAGGGACGACGCTGCCCACAGTGGATGCTTCCAACCAAAGAATATCAGAACTAAATCCTGATGTCAAGCAAAAATTTTCCCGCGCTACGGAGGAGAACGGAGACGGGGAAACTGCCAAGCTGGACAAGCGCATAAATCCCGGTGAGATAGAGAGAATTTTTTTGAGCAATCCGGCCACGCCGAAACCGGGAAGCGCTGCAGCCAAAAACGTGGAGTTTGCCGAACGCGAATATGGGATAAAAGCCTACGTGGTTAAGGCGGACGTATGGAATAAATATTCTTTTCCCGACAATATAGCAAGCCGCAATGGTGCTATCTTTATGAGCGAGGCAATAACCAGAACTGACTATATTCAGCACGAGGCAACGCATATCATGGCGCAGGACGGCTTCGAGCCGTATCTGGACTTTCTTGAGAGGACGCCGGATTATGTAAATATGTATTCGCCGGAAGTAAGAGACTTGCTGCAGGATATATTCATCCATATTAGATTAAAGGACGAAACCGATATAAGCGAGCTTGCAGACAATGATAGCCTTAGGCTTCACTTATATGACGAGGTAAACGCAACGCTGTACGGACATATTGCAAACGGGCAAATAGAAGGAACAAGAAAAAGGGAAGGAGCTCCCGATGAAATAATAAACCTTAGCGACATTGTATACGATTTAGAGGATTATACCGCACAGATGAGCGCGATCCATGAAGAATACAAGGTATGGAAGAGGAGCGGTAAACCTGTAGTTGAAAACCATGACGGAGAAGGATATAATAAAGAAAACAGCTCAGGGAGTGATAACCATGGAGGAGAAGAAGGAACCCTTCAACGAAGAGGAGCTGCTTCAGTTCCTGATGAAAGAGGAAGAGAGAGTAGCAGCTCTTCCGGAAAAGGAAAGGGAGGAGTATCTACTGTGGAGAAAAGCAAGAGCGGAGATCTTATGGCCGGGGGAGAAATTCATTTTTCCGCCGTGGATAACGAGCGAGCAGAAGGTGAAGAAAGAAGAAGTCCAAGTACAGTGGAGAAATACCGCCGAAAGCTTGAAGACGAACGGACAAAACTAAAGGTCAAAAAGCTGAAGCTTGCGCAGGGACGTGCGATGCGGGCGATAGAGCTTGAGGATGAATATGAGGAGAATACGAGGGGATAAATGAAGAACGTAAAGGAAGTATTTAACGCGGCGATGGCGCTGATGGACGAGCTTGACGGCGAGGGCAAGGCGCAGACGAGGGACACGAAGGAATACGAGAAGCGGACGCCGGGGATAATGGACACGCTGATGGCGGAGAAGAGACTGTTCTTCGGGGAGCGCGGCAGTTGGGCGCCGATAGAGAGCATGGAGGACGAGGTCGTGGGAGCGGACGACGTGTACGCGATAGGCGTAATGCAGTACGGTCTTGCGGCGAAGCTGCTGGTGGACGAGAACCCGCGGGCTGCGAGCTTTTACCACGAGAAGTATGAGGAGAACAGGAGGCTGTACGCGCTGAGGGAGAGGGGCGAGATCGGGACGATCGAGGACCTCTACGGCGGAATAGAGTACGGCGAGTTTTCCCGCTGGAAGTGAATACGAAGACCCGCCGCGGTGCAAACGCGGCGGGTCGAGTTTGTATATAGGTCAGCCTCGATATGCTCGGCGGCGCACTCTCCGGCGGAGTGATGGCAGGCGGGTCTATTGCGATAAATGCTTATCAGAACGGAAAGCTCGTCAACGAGGGGCTAAAAGCGCCGGAGGGCTCTGAGATAAGAAAAGTCGCCGAGCAGATGAAGACGGAGCTTAACGCGGGGCAAAAGGTCAGTCAGGCGGAATATGTGAAGCTCGGGCAGCTTATACACGCGAATACGCAGTTCCGGGACATCCTTAATACGGAGCTGAACGAGCAAAAGAATACCGCCTCCGCGGGGGAGACGGTGAATATACGCACGTTGCTTAATGAGACGGAGGAACAGAAATCAGCGCGTCTTTCTGGCGCGGAGATAACGGTAACGGAATCAACCCATGATAATAGCAAAGAGTTTAGCCCGGTGAAAAACATAAAGCTAAAAATATCTGAAGCGAAAAAACTCCTTCTGCCTATAATGGAAAAACTGGGTATTTCTCCAAGTCAATACAGCAATTCAGCTCTTGACATAGAGTTTCACTATTCACGATCCGGTGCTGGAAGAAGTATTGCACATCAGTTTTCAGAAACCAATGGTGATTATGTAGATTTTGCAAAAGTACAAAGCAGCCTGAAAGAACTATGCCAAAATGCATATCCACTTGAAGCACATTTTGATGAAAAACCCAAAACGGCTGATAATCATGTTACTGGGGTGGTAACTTTAGCTAGCGTCTTGAGGACATCGGAAGGTATTGTTCCGGTTAGAATGACAGTCAAATTTTATGATAACACTAATCCACGACTTCATGTCGTTATTAATCAAGCGATATCAGAAAGCGGAAGCACCTTCATCCATGATGAGTGGACGCAGTCCGCGCACATCTCAACTGAAAATGCTCCCGCTACCATGACTATAACAGATTTTTTTAAGCTTGTCAATGGAAGCGAGGAGTTTACAAAGAGGATACCTGACAGCATCACGGGGAAACACTTTGACAATGCGAAAAGCGCGCCGTATAATGAAGGAAAGGCCTCAAGAAGGGAGGATAACTATGGCGGAGAAGAAATATATTTACGCGAAGGCGGCAAACGGCTTGACCGTGAGAGTGCCGGAGGATCAGTTCGAAGCATGGCAAAAGAGACAGGAGGAGCTGAGAGCAGGTACGAGAAAGCCGAATCCGGAGATGGTGAAGAAGCTCAAAGAGTTGTTGGCAGGAAAGTAACACCGGCAGAGCTCGGCATAAAAAACGGAAGCAGGACAGAAACGGTCTATGTAGTCGACGGTGAAGACAGCGAATATCTGCGAAGCTTAAAAGCCGAAGCGAAGAAACGAGGACTGAATCTAACGCTGTTCGCAGGGAATAATCTGACTATCGGGAATAAGAGCGCGCGCGGGTATATAAATGGCGACAGAGTCTATGTCAGGATCGACCACCCGCAGTTCAGGGCTGAACAGATTCTGAGACATGAGATCGGGCATGACAAGATTGCAAAGGGCGAAATAGACCTGGTCAAAGTCAAAGCAGAAACAAGGAGAAAGGCAGAGAGACTATTCGGAAAGAACGGGATAGACAGGATCTCGGAGAAATACGCTTCTGCTTATGACGGAATGACAGCGGAAGAGGCCTTTGAAGAAATGGTGTGCGATGCGCTGGGAGAAATGAACGTTTTCGCAGACGAGCTGAGCAGAAGATATTACGAGGCTTACGAGGCGTTCCTTGCGGAGCTGAGAGAAAAGGCGAGGGGCAGTAAGTTTAATAATAGAGATAGACCAAGTACAACGCTGATTGCAAACGTGACGCCTGCAAAATACAGCAGCCAGGCTGAGGTTTTGGGGCTTGATGTGGACTGGATGAATGATTTTTCAAGCATTAAGGATCAACTACTTAAACATAGAGAAGATATTAATTCCATGAAACCTGTAGCTGAGGTCGAGTATGTTCATGGAAGTAAAGAAACTGTAGTTGATAGTATTATGGATCAGCTCCCTTATATCGGAGGCCCTAATATAAAAAACAGCGGGGTAAGTTTTGTGTTCGATATAGAGGGAGCCAAATCAATAAGCACACACGCCAAGACGGACAAAGTCAAAGCTGCGGCAATAGCAGCTCCCTACGCGGCCAAATACGGCAAGCTAATTGCGGGGCAGAAAAACCATGAGAAAACGGGGCTTACCACGCTGACCTTTGGAGCGCCGGTCATAATCAATGGGATGCCGGTTATTGTGGGCGTAGCCATTCAGTTCCAGAAAAACGGAAGACCAAGGGCAGTAAATGTTGAGCTACAGGACGGGGAGAAATTCAAAATTAGAAAAATAGAAGCACCCCGAGGAACCCGTAGCCGTGTTAACCGTTACAGTCAAGGGACGACGCTACTCACAAGGAATGCTTCCAAATCCAAAATACTACAAAGCCCGGGAAAAGTCAATACAGCCTCATTGGAAAAAGGCACAGCGGGAATAGACTTACCAGAAACCGGGCTGACGAGCAGAGAAATAACGGAGAGCAATACTCAAGAAGCAGGCAAAAGCAATGACGCGGCGAAAGAAAAATTCTCTTCCGCAAAGAGAGGTTCAAACAGGGGCAGAAGCATCGAAACCGCGACGATGGAGAACAACCGGTTTGAGAGGCTCAGAAACTATGGGGACGCGTTGCCTACGGCATGGTATGCTTATACGTTTGACTATTTCTATGTGTATATAAACCGTTCTTTTATGGATTACCGAGTGATTGCAAAAATTCCGAATACAGAAGAAAACGGCGAACTAATTTCTTACTTAGAAAGGGAGCTTGAAAGTGATGCTTACGGAGCTGCAGGAAGGTATATTAGGATGGTTACGTCATCTATCAGACGACAAAGAAACCATAATAGCAATAATGATTCTCCTGAGGGAGGAGGAGCAGCTGATAATGCTGGGCGAGTACCTGATGGAGAGAATGGACAACCCGCCGGATATAGTGGAGATATTCGAGAAAGCGGCGGAGATTTATCAGAAAACGGCCGGACAAGCAGAGAGCGAAAATGGACTCCAAAGCTGAACGATGAAGAGTGGTCAATAGTAAAAAGCGTGGACGGCGAAGAACTCAGGGCTCGGGGTACAATGATATTCGATACAACGGGGTGGATATACAAAACCCGAAAGGGCTATGGAGCCTTTGTGTTGTATAGCCTTGACGACGATACGGTTTTGTACGCCTCCGGAGGAGAACGGGCCATAAGAAACAGAGAATATATAAAGGAGCGCTATGAAAATGGAAGAGGATCGCGAAGAAATAATGAAACTCTTGGACGAGTGCTTGATGACCTCGAACGCAAATCTTCGTACACAGCTTTTGACCGCCCTGATGCTGGAGGAAAGCTTGGAAGCAATGCTGAAGATGTGCCGCTTTCTACTGGATCACAGGGAGGCGGAGGACGAGGAGATACTGGACATGGCGTACGATCTGGTGGACAGGTACAAGCTGGACGGAAGGGAGTAAAGGGCTCCTATGAGATTCGGCCGGGAAAGGTAAAGTCATATCCGGAACTGCTTGAAGAGGCAATATTGCGCGAGAAGGTGAAGAGGCTGAAGATTGCCTATGCGCGGGCGAAAAGAGAAAAGGAACCCGAGACTAAGCAAGTCCGAGCAAGTTGAAACCAAAAAGCTCTCGGTCAAAGCCGCTCTTTAAACACGACCTTTCGACGACGGGTATAATAAAGAAAACAGCACAAGGGGGGAAGATTATGGAGAGGAAACCGTTCGACGAAGAGGAGCTTTTTCATTATCTAATGACGGAGGAGGAGCGAGTAGCGAAGCTATCACTGAAGGAACTGGAGAAGTATATGCAGAGGGCAGAAGCGATGGACAGATTCCTGTGGCCGGGGGAGAAGCACGAACATCCTCAGTGGCTGCTCCAGCTGCTGGAGGAGAAAAAGAAAGAAGCCCGAGCACAGTCGAACGATACCGCCGGAAGCTTGAAGACGAACGAACAAAACTAAAGGTCAAAAAGCTGAAGCTTGCGCAGGGACGTGCGATGAGGGCGATAGAGCTTGAGGAGAAGTATAAGGAGAATACGAGGGGATAAATGAAAAGCGTAAAGGAAGTATTTGCGGCTGCAATGGCGCTGATGGACGAGCTTGACGGCGAGGGCAAGGCGCAGACGAGGGACACGAAGGAATACGAGAAGCGGACGCCGGGGATAATGGAAACGCTGATGGCGGAGAAGAGACTGTTCTTCGGCGAG